TAATTCTCTTCTCATTTCACGAGAACTAAGTAATAACTTTTCATCAGTAGTTAATTGCTTTGTAAATGTCTCATTCTTAATAAATGATGCACCATCAAACTTACCAATATTTAAACCATTAGTATCAATGTCAGGAGACTTAATAAAGTTAATAGGTTCTTCTGTACCATCTGCATAAGCAGGTAAGCCAAGTAGTCTACCAATGAGTGTCCTTGCTACTCGTTTCTTAGCAGCAGGATCTTTATTATTTTCATTGATTGCAGCTTCTAACTCTTTTTCTTGTCCCTCACCAATACCATCAGCTATGTTTAATCGAGGTGCCCTAAACATTTCTAAAATGTCAGTCCAGGTTACATTACCTTCTCTCACAGCTAGCACAGGTGGTGCTACTTGTTTAGCCATTGCAGATCGCATTAAATTAGCTTCTGCTTGCCTACGACTTACGTATCTGCTATTAGAATTTTCAAATCGCTCTGCAGCTTTACCATATTCTCCTCTAGAAGCATCCTTAGCAGCAAACATTAACCAATCTTTAGTAAAGAGTGAGCCATACTGATATTTAGCAGATGTAAATGCTGTTCTTACTTCTTTTGGTAATTTCTCAAACTCTATTCCAGGAACATCTGCAAGTGAATTAAATTCATTAGCTGTTTGTTTAGCAAATAGAGGAATAACTTTAGAATCAATTAACTCTGCATCTGAGCTAGATATATTTAAAGGCTTTTTCTTTAAAGCTCTTTGCGCATCAAATCTCTTTTTACCTAAATAAGGTTTTAATGTGTCAACTAAATTTTCAGGTAAACCTAAATTCCTAAGATACTTTACATCCTTAGAACCAAGATCAAGACCCGATGCAATAGTAACACCAGAAGATTCAATAGGTGCTCCTCCTTTTCCGGAGGGTACATAGCCTTTGGTCTTTGGTGAAGAGTCTCCACCATTTTCCATTCTTCTAATAAAGTCAATATCAATTAATCCACCATTTTGGAATGCTGGTAAACCGCTGTTAATATTTTGTAATAAAGGTAAATTTTGTGCTGTAGCTTTTGCATTAACAACAAATTCACCATTAGATACTCTAGCTAGGATAGAATCAGAGCGTCCTGTACCTGGACCACTAAGTCGTCCTCCATTAGCTCTACGTTGTTGTGGATTAAGTTCTGGAGCGGGTTGATTAAAAGATTTATCAACAAAGAAATTCTTTATTTCCCTGGCTCTTGCTAATGCATAATCAAATGCACCTCTAATACTTGAACCAATAGTATCGAATATGCTCTTAAAAACATCTGTAACACCAATAGCAAATGTTTTAAACTGTTCACCTAACCAATACACAAATCTAGTTAATTTTCCTTCAATACCTTTACCATCTTTGTCTCCAAATAATGCGAAATATACTAAAGAAGCACCAGCCGCAATACCTAATGCTGCAAGAATTACAGGTAAGCTTAATGCACTAACAATCGCAGCAACAACAGCACCCATTGCACTTAGAATTGCCGCTGTTGGAGGAAATAAAAGTGCAGATAATACAGTAGCAATTGCTGCCCGTTTTAAAGCCATAATAATGGCAGGTGCAACTATAGCTGACACCCAAGTAGCAAAGGCAGCTGATCCAGCACTAATAACCCACCCAGTCATAAATATAGCACCGACTGTTGTACCTAACTTAAGCCACATGCTCTCTACGTTTAAGCTTTCGTTAATAACATCCGCAATATGTGAACCAATAAAAATTGCGCTTAATCCAGCAGCAACAGCAAATGCTCCACTGAAGGCTTTACCTAAAAATGTGCCAGACCCAGCAGCAGCTCCAGCAGCGCCAGCATTAGCAGCTGGTGAAAAGATTTTAGATAGAATAAAGAAGTTTAAAAGTTCTTTTGTTACTACAGCAATTAAGCCTACCATTTTTCCAGAAGCAATAGCTAATGCTGCAGTGCCAAATAATAAGCCTACAATAAATCCGCCTTGGCTAGGCAAGAACCCTTCAATACCTAATCCTTTTGCAATTGATAAGCCAAACTCAGCAATCTTATCTTTTAATTTTGATAGTCCATCTATTAAATCAGCATCATCACCAAAGACTAGTTTAAAGACTAATGTTGCTACAGCAATTTGTCTAAATCCTTTATTGAATGCAACTAATATACCTGCAATAATAATGTCTTGTAAATCTTCTTCAAAGGTTGTTTTAAGATTATCGGTAAGTGCTCTTCGAACAATACGACCAAACGTTTCACCTAATGATCTAAATACAGCGGAAAATGTCTCAGTACTTGTTAGACCATTTTTAAATACATTGATTGCATCATTTACGATATCAAGGAAATTTTCTCTTAATGAGTCTAATGATAAATTAGCAAGTTTCTTTTGGACATTAGCTCTAAATTCTGCAAATGAAATTTCAAATTTAGGTAAGTCTATTTTAGCAAATGCACCTTGAAGTTTAGAGGCTACGTTTGAAAGCTCTCCTACTCCGGGCATAAGAACACTAAACACTTTAGCTAGTGAATCAGCAACTTTACCAAAAGTATCTCCTGATGATGCCTTAGAAAATTCAGCAAACTTCTTAATGCCTCTGCCTATAGCTGCTAATGCAGAATCAATAATAGAACTAGATCTTTCCAATCCAGAACTAGCTAGATCTTGAATTGTACCTACTACAGATGAAAAGAATCTTTCAATATAGTTGAGTGCGCCAAGGTCTTTAACTACCTTAATTTCAAGATCAATTTTCTCTTTCCACATAAAGAAAGCATCTTTTATATCTAGGAAGATATCCTGAACATACCCTGCAAATCTTTTAATACCTGGAAGAGCTAATCCATAAAGTCTATCAGACCATTCTGCAATACCTTTAATAGTATCTGGCCAGTATGAGTTTCCTACAACAGCATTATAGACATCATAAAAGACTTTCTTAACATATTTCCCAAAGTCAAATATTGTTTGTTGTACTCTTTGTAAATTAGGTAAGTATTCTGAAAGATCTAAACGATATTTAGAGAAATCAGGTAACCATCCTTCAAAATCAAATTTAGTTACTGTCTTTTGAAAGTCTTGTATTATATTCTTAGATCTTAAAAATCCAATTTGAAGTTGTAGTACAAAAAGTTTAAATTGTGTTATTGCAACAGTAAGATCATTCCTTACATACCTTGTAAGCAAATTAATACTACTTGTAATTGCATTAGTAACACTAATGATAATATCTTTAAGTCCAGTACTGTTAATAACAGCATCTTGGAAACCCTTAATAGAATCACCTAAGTTAGAGAATGCTCCGGATAAGCTGTTAGTTTGTTTTCTAGCAATTCCACCAAACCCTTGAGTAGACATTGCAAGCTTGTTAAAGGCTACAAAAACTTCTTCAAAGGTAAGATTACCTTGAGCCATTTTGTCTGACCATTGAGACCAAGATTTACCAGCTGCAGCTGCAACCTTTTGCAAGCTAATACCTGCAGTTGTAAGTGGCTCTAATCGTTCATATGTTACTCGACCTTCAGCGGCCATACGAGCAAATGCTTCTGCTACTCGTTGGATCTCATAATCTCCACCACCAACAGCTGTAACAGCATTAGCAATAGCCTCTAAACCATTTAAAATGTCACCATTAGTTTGTAAGAGGCCACTACCTGTGTTTGCTAATCGGGCGTATGAGTCTGTAAGAGCATCAACGCTAAACTTAGTCTGTGCAGCAAATGTTTGGATATCAGAGAATGCTCTTTGAGCTTTATTCAGTGAGCCTGTAGCTACATTAAGTCGTGTTCTTAAACTTTCAAAAGTTTGAGCAGTACGTAGCATAGAGCTACCTAATAATGTTACTGCACCAACAGCAAAGGCTGATTTAAGGGTTGAGCCTAGTTTACCTGCACTAACACTAATCGTGTTAATGTTTTTGTTTATTTGTTCTGTTTGTGATAATGTTGCACTTAACGACTTATCATCAAATAATTTGTATTTTGGTTGTTTTTGTATTTTAGAAGTTAGGTCTTTAATACTACCACCTAACTGATTAACCTTTGCCTGATCTTCTGTTAGATCAATAATCTTGGTTTTCTTACTACCTCTGGTAGCATCATCCTGGACTTTCTTTAGCAGACTTCGTAGTCTGTCTATGTCTTCAGATGCCTTTCTCGTGTCTGCTGTGACTTTAATTTCTACTGACATATTTTGTTCTCCATAATAAAAAAGCCCTAAAATGAATCCTCATTATTAGAGGCCATCCTAGGGCTATTATTTATTTATTTTCGCTAAATTTCACTGGTGCTGAAACTTCACCAATAGTAAGTAGTACTTGTTCAATGAAAAATGGTGGCGCTTGCTTTGAATGACCAGCATTCAAAATACCAATGTATGGCGCATCATTATCTATTTTACCAACAAGTTCTCCATTGATTTTAATCATCTTGTATTTCCACCTACTAGCAGCAAAACCTGTATCAACTGGGGTAACAGACCTTAACGCTTCTGTAGTAAATGCAGTACGCTCACTAATAGTAGCCTCTGCTAAAGAGTAGGCTTCTTCTTGAATCCTATTAATCTCTTTATCAAAATTTACTTTAACGCTTATTGACATAGTTACCTCATTCAATTTTTGGGTTCCATTCATCTCCACCATTTGCATTTTGAAGCACGGCTAAGAATTGCGGACTAATCCTTGATCTTCCATTTCTCTCAATAACTTTGAGTGAATCAAAAATCTCAGATCCTCTTTTCTTAACACCTTGTGCACTTAAAAGCAAAGATGTACGATAGTCTTCTCTCCAACCCACAGGTCTAGACGTGAAGAACTGATTCCATCCTATGAATTCCTCGTAAGGCATTTCATCTAGGAGTTTATAAACTGGCATATGCAAATGATATGCAATCTCATATATAGTCAGTTCTTCAGGGGTTAGTTTCCCTCTGGTGCACCTACCATACCTGAGTATTTAACAATCTCAGCAGATAGTGATGTCAACTCTTCCAATGGAAAGGTTGCAATATCTTCGTCTGATAATTCATCTGCACCAACTACAGCTGAACGTAAAATCACACGAAGAGTGTTAATTTGGTCTTCCTCAGAGGTATTCTTTGTAGCCTCTTGGATTTTTAAAACTTCATTTACTGTGAGCTTTTTAATCTCAACTTTATCGCCCATGAAGTCAACTTTTTTACTAATCTTTTTTCCAACTAAATGTTTCATATTACTTCCTTATTACTTATTATCAATGAATAGATGTTTATTATTTTCTTGAAAATCATCTAGAACTTTACGTACTGTATGTAAGACGGATAACGTCTCCATAATCTCTTTTCCTGCTTCGCTATTCTTATCAAAGTCTTGAAACCTTTCAAATGATTTACGAATACTAATATCAACACTACGTCTCATATGACGGAATGTTGTTTTCATAACAAATGCTTTACTGAATGGTGGTTTATCATCTTCTACCATAATTATCCTTAATATACTATTAATACTACCAAGGGGAGGCTAGGATCTCTCTTTAGCGTCCCCCGGTAAAATGGACTAAACTACTTTAGCCCATCTCTGTCAATTAAGCATTAGCTACAGTCGTAGGACCGAAGAAGCCGCCTTGAGCAGACAAAGTCAATGTTGCTTGGTTAGCATCTGTCAACTGTGGGCTAACTAACAATGCTTCGATTTTACCAACGAAGTAGAAGTTAGAGTTAGCAACAGAACCCAAACCAGAATTGCCAGCAGTGGTGTTTAGACCAGCAGGTTTAGCATTCAGCATTGAGAATTGGAATGTATAAACATTACCGTCACCAACCAATGGACCAAGCACGCTTGTGCTAGACCACTCGCTAGGTACATAGTTCAAAGTGATCTCTAGGTTAGGAGAGTCAGATTGACCTTGGATTTGGCTAGATACTTTCTGACCATAAACAGGTACGTTAACAATGTTAGCAGGAGTACCAATTTGTGGGAACTCACGAACATTTTTAATTTCTGTAAAATTAGCAGAACTTGTAAACTTTGCTACTAGCTCTGCTAGTGTGTCAACTGTTGCATTATCAGTAACAGCTGTTGTGTTAACGGCGAGGGCAGAAAATATGCCTGCGCCAATTGATGTAATATGTGCCATGTTATTTAATCTCCATAAGCTTTAAAATTTATTGAATAGTCCCCACGATAAAGTGAATCATCTGCAGGGTCTAAGCCCAAAGTACTCAGTGTAC